TCACGAACGCATGCCCTTGCGCGGATCGTAGCCGGATGGCGGGTTCCATTTCTCCAGGAAGTCCCGCAACGCCTTGTCGCTCGCCGGCAGCGCCACCATCAGCCGCACCAGCTGGTCGCCGCGCTTGCCCCTGGCATTGGCGAAGCCCCGCCCGCGCAGGCGCAGCAGCGAACCGGAGGAGGAGCCGGCCGGCACCTGCAGGTCCACCGGCCCGTCGATCGTGGGTACGCGCACCTTCGCGCCCAGCGCCGCTTCCTTCACCGTGATCGGCAGTTCCAGGCGCACATCGTCGCCGTCGCGGGCGAAGTATTTGTGCTCGGACACCTTCACCTCGATATAGGCATCGCCCGCCGGACCGCCCGCCGGCGAAGGCTCGCCCTGGCCGCGCAGGCGCAGCACCTGGCCGTCGGATGCGCCGGCCGGCACGGCGACCTCCAGCTTGCGCCTGTCCGGCAGCACGACGCGGTGCTTGCCGCCCTTGGCGGCCTGCATGAAGTCGACGGTCAGGGAATAGCGCACATCGGCTCCCTTGCGCGGCGGCGGCTGGCGCGTCTGCGTGCCGAAATCGGTGAAGAGGTCGGAGAAGATATCGGAAAAATCCGCACCCTGCTGGCGCGACTGGCGGAAATTGAAGGGCCCGCGCCCGCCGGCGCCTGCAGCACCGCCCATGCCCGGGCCGAAACCGGCCCGCGCGGCGGCGTCGTATTCCGCCCGCTTCTCCGGATCGGACAGGAGTTTGAAGGCCTGGGAGACCTTCTTGAAGCGCTCCTCGGCCTCCTTGTTGTCCGGATTGGCGTCCGGATGCAGCTCCTTGGCGAGCTTGCGATAGGCCTTGCGGATCTCCTCCGCCGAAGCGGTCTTGGAGACGCCCAGCGTCTTGTAGGGATCGTCCATTCCAGTCGGGTCCACACGCGATCGGGTCAACTCGCCTTTCATGTAAGCGGGTTCGGCCCGGTTCGCAAAGCACACCTCACAGGTCGAGCGAACAATGGGCCTCGCGCCCGGGTCCGAAACGCTCGGAGATCTGCGCGACGGCCATGTCCAGCCGCCCCGGGCGGCTGCCATAGGCGGCATCGATCTGCACCAGCGGCAACAAACAGGCCGGCGCCGTCACCTCCACGGACAGGCGCGTCTCGCCGGCCTCGACACAGCGCACGCGATAGCGCTCGGCAGCCTCGCCGAGCGGCATGTCGGCGGCGCCCCAGCCATCGTGCGGAATGCGGCTCTGCCGGATCCAGTCCAGCGCGACGGTTTCGGCGGCCCGCCGGGCGCGCAGATGAACCGGCGGCAGCGGCCGCCAGTGCCGCTGCAACGGCGTGACCGTGACGCTGCGGGCCTGGGAATGATGCACCGGCAGCCCGTCCGGCACGGCCGTGACGGTCAGCGCGCTGCCGATCTCGTGCGACGCGACAGGCAAGACATCGCCGACGCCATTTCGGAGCACGATACCGGCCCCGGCGCCGGCCGGCGCGATCGCACTGCCGGACAGGCCCCGCAGCAGGCCGGACAGCCGCCAGGCCGACGCGCCGGTGAGATCGGCCTGGGCAAAACCCAGAACCTCCCATTCGCCCGCCTCGCCCTCGACCGCCAGCCGGTTGGCGCCGGCCAGCACGTCCGCCGCCGCGGCCGAGGCGAGACGGCCCGAGAACAGTTCCACATCCAGCGTATTGGCCCGGTCCCAGCGGCCCCGCGGGCCCGGATCGAGCGGCGCGGTCAGACGGCCCAGGCGCGCGGGCTGGCGGCTCTCCGCCCGCGCCGCGCCATGGGCATGATAGACGACACGCCCGGGCCAGGGATCGGCATGCGCCGCCACAAGCGGTCCGGCCCGGCCGGTCTCGCCCGCCAGAAGCGGCAGGTCGAGCACCGCCACCAGCGGGCGCGGCGGCAGGCCGGGGCCCGGCGTGTCCACACCGGCTGCCGCGCCATGGCGGGCCGCCCGCCGTCCGGAGGGCCGCGCCGCCAGCGCCTGCCGGCTGGCGCTGCCGTCCAGGGCCCGGACCTGGCGGATACGCCCGTCGATCGCGACCCGGTCGCCGGCCTCCACGGCGAGCGCCGACGGGGGCAGGACCACACCGTCCATGGGCGCCGTGCGCGCGATATCCGCCAGCATCCCGCCGCACCAGCGGCGCGCCAGCGCCGGATCGGCCACCACGCAGACCTGCCGGGTCAGCGTCGCGACCGTGCCGTACGTCTCGCGGGCCGAGGCATGGCCGGGCCGGTAGGCGGCCGTGTCGTCGGTGAAACCCAGCGCCACATCGCGTGGCAGCTCGGCCGGAGCAACACCCGTCCAGCGCCGCGCCGCCTGCCCGTCATCCACGCCCTCGGCCAGATCGAGGAGCGGCCCGCGATGTCCCGCCGAGACGACATGAACGGCGTCCGCACGCTCGAAGACATCGAACCCCAGCAGTCCGGCCAGTGGCTCCACAGCCGCGCGCACGCTCATCGGCCGGTCCACGGCATAGCCGGAGACCAGATCGTCCAGGGCGGTCAGGTCCAGAGGGCCGATCCCGGCATCGGCCGCAAGATCCGCGATGATGGCCGCGACAGGAACCTGCCCGGCCCGGCCGTTCAGCCAATGGCCCAGATCCCAGTTCGGCCCGTCCGACCAGACATCCGTGCGGGTGGGGAAATCCGGCCAGGGCCGGGCGTCCCAGGTCCAGATGTGAACGCTGCCCGTATCGATCATCGGCCCGCCATAGAGCGGCGAGACCGGATTGTGTCCGCCCGCCTCCCAGTGCGACAGCAGGGCTTCCAGATAGCGCCGCTGGATCAGGTCGTCCCGCGCGCCGGAGGAGAAATGGGGCCGCGCGCTTTCCGCGCTTTTCGGGTCAACAAAGACATTGGGCTGGTTCGCTCCCTTGTCGATCGCCGGACAGCCCGCCTCGGTGATCCAGACCGGTTTCGACATCGGCACCCAGCCGGTCGGCGCCGCCTGGCGCACACCGCCGGGACGGTCGTGATGGGCGTTCGACCACCAGCCGGCCAGGTCCTTGTAGCGCCAGATCCAGTCCTCGCCATGCGCCCCGTCGGCGATCGGCGTGCGGATCTGCGCCTCGCGGTCGGCGGGCGAGGCATAATACCAGTCATACCCCTCCCCCCCGGCCACGCCGGCGGCCAGATAGTCCGGATCGTGCGGCCCCGTCGCGACGGCTGCGTCGAGATGATCCCCGCCCTCGCGCCAGTCCGACAGGGGCACATACCAGTCGATGGCCACGGCATCGATGGCCGGGTGCGACCAGAGCGGATCGAGATGGAAGAGCTTGGCCCCGCCGCCCGGCTGGTGGCCGGAATACTCGCTCCAGTCGGCCGCATAGGAGAGCCGCGCCGCCGGGCCCAGCAGGGTGCGGGCCTCGCCGGCCAGATCGCACAGGGCATCGACGGCGGGATAGCCGCCCGCCCCGTCGCGCACCGTGGTCAGGGCCACCAGTTCGGATCCGATCAGGAAACCGTCCACCCCGCCCGCCGCCTTCGCCAGCGCCGCGCAATGCAGGATGAAGCGCCGCAGCCCCCATTCGAACGGACCGTGATAACTCACCGCGCTTCCGGCCACAGCGAAGTCCGACGCCTGTGCGGTTCCGAAAAACGCCGCGACGTCCGCCACGGCCGCAGCGCTGCCATCGGCCGGGCTGGTGATCCGCCCGCGCCAGGGATGAGCGGCCTGTTCCGCACCGCCATACGGGTCCGGCAGCCCGTTTCCGGCCGGAACGTCCATCAGGATGAAAGGATAGAGCGAGACGGCATAGCCGCGCGCCTTGAGATGCTGGATCGCCGCGACCACCGAGGCATCGTCCGGCGTGCCGCCATAGACCGGACGCCCCGCTGCATCCGTCGAGACGAGATGGGCGCTGGTGCGGTCCTCACCGGCCACCGACCAGAGGGCCGGCCGGGTCAGCTTGTCGCGCACCTCCACGCCGGGCCGGATCTCGCAATCGCCGCAGCGCAGATCGGTGCCGAACCAGGACAGGACGAGCTGCACCGACCGGCATTCGGGAAGGTCGCGCTCCAGATCGTCCAACGCCGCAACCAGATCCGTCAGACCCCGGGAGTTATTGACGTTTTCCGCGGCCTCGTGTCCGGGCCCAAGCTCGCGCATCACCGGTTCCACGGCATAGGCGAACTCGCCGGAGCCGGGGATGAGATTGACCCCGCGCACCTGGCGCTCCAGCCCGCCGGACCCGGCCGGACGGAAGACCTCGAAGGAAAGATTGGGAAAGCGATTGCCGAAAGCGTCCAGCGGCCAGTCTTCCATCACCGCATAGGCGGTGCCGCGAAAGGCCGGCGCCTCCGCGCCCTCGACCGCCTGGATCAGCGCATCGGGCCATTGCTCTTGCCCGCCCGTGTGCACCCGCACCGGATAGCGCGACCGGTCGAGCAGCGCGCCATTGGCCCAGATACGCCCGATGCCGGAGATCGCGCCTTCGCACAGGCCCACGGCGAAGGAGAGCGAATAAGTGAACTCGGTCCGCGAGGGACCGCCCTTGCCGCCGCCGGTCTCGTTGCGATGTTCGGCGAAACGCGAGGCCCAGATCACCTGACCGGCGATGCGGCCGCGCCCCCAGATCCGCGCCATCGGCGCCCCGTCGGTCGAGGTCTGGACCGGCAGCTCGGTCAGGCGCGGGCCCTCCCGATGCGGTGCGAACAGCGCGCCAACGGCCGCATTCGCCGCCGTCGAGGCGAGCGCGGGCGCCAGCGCCTGCACACCGTTCAGCGCCGCCTGCCCGGCGGTTATGACGAGTTGCGCCATGGGGTTGTGTCCTGTGTTTGTCGAGAGAATGCGCGCTTCGCGCTCCGCGTCGCTTCGCGCCGCCCCCTCAGTCGGCTTCGCCGACAGCTCCCCCGTAAACGGGGCGAGCCCTTTTCAGGCTGCCCCTGCGAAGCGGGGCAAGTGCCGCGCGTAGCAAGGCGATGGGGGAGAGTCGGGGGCCGGAAACGCAAACGCCGCCACGCAGCGCCGCGTCCACCAGGGTGTCAGCGCTGTCTCCGACACGGCCCGGCCCCAATAGGCGTGGATGATCCGGCCGGGTGCGGAGAGAATAGCGCAATGCTTGGCCGGCCCCGCCAGATCGGGCCGGAAGAGCAGCACATCGCCGGGCCGGGCCTGGTCGCGGCCGATCTCCACGAGATGCCGCATCGCCGCGTCGCGCAAAGTCTCCTCGCCGGCCACTTCGGCCCAGTCGGGCGTATAGGGCGGCACGGTCTCCGGCTCGGCGCCGTAGAGCGCGCGCCAGATGCCGCGCACCAGGCCGAGACAGTCGCAGCCCGCGCCGCGCCGGCTGGCCTGGTGGCAATAGGGCGTGCCCAGCCAGGTGCGCGCCTCCTTGAGAACCCGCCCCCGCATCATCCGCCCAGCCCCCGCGAACCGCCATCGCGCACCGCCTCGCCTGCCGGCGAAGCCTGCAGCACGTCATTGCCGACCATGTAGGGAAAGCCGCGGAAATTCAGCGTATTGGCGAAGCGGTCGCGGCAGGTGGCGAAACGCTTGTCGCAGCCCAGACCGACATCGCCATGCTGCGGATCGACACCGCAGCGATCGTCACCGAGTTCCGCATCGCAGCGCCGGGCGAAAACCCGGCCGGTGACGGTTTCCAGTTCATGGGCCGGGCCCAGCAGCTCCGCTTCAAAGCGGCCATCGCGGCGGCGGATTTCGCCGAGCACGCCCCGGGCGGTCTGCACGAAGACGGCCGGGTCCGACCAGTCCACCCGCAGGATGACGACCGACGCTCCGGCCCACAGCCCCGCCTCCAGATCGGCTTCGGTGACGATATCGGCATCCAGGGCGCCCGCCAGCGCGGTCTGGCCCGGCGCGAACCCGGCCTCGCAATCCAGATCGGCACCGCCGAACCCGGAGCCGGAGCGGAAGAGTAGCCCGTCGACCTCGATATCCCGGTCATGATCGGTGAAACCGAAAACCTGCCCGTCCCGGCGCGTCACGCGCCAGCACCAGCACAGCGTCGTCACGCCCGAGGCGAGCGCTGCCTCGAGCGATGGTGGGAGGGTGAGCATGGGGTGTCCTTTCAGGGGCCTGCGCCGGTGTTTTCCCCCGCTCCCCAACCCTCTCCCCGGGGAGAGGGGGTTCCATTGGAGCGTGTCTCCAAGAAACCCCTTCTCCCAAGGGGAGAAGGTGCCCGAAGGGCGGATGAGGGGGGAGACACCGCCGTCCGGGATCGCGCTAAACCAGCAACTCAACCAGCGGCACGTGCGGCACCGCACCCGCGCCGACCGTGTCGAGGGCGATGTCCAGCCGGTCCGTGTCGAAACGCACCGCACAGTCGAAGGCGAAGCCGGCGGTGATGGCGGCGCCCGGCACGGGCGGCGTGTCGAAAGTGACGAGGCCGGTCGTGTGGTCGACGGTGGCGGCGGTCTCCAGGCCGTCCAAAGCAACCCGCACCGAGCCGTCGACCGGTTTGGCGATGGTCCGCGTCCAGCTCTCCGCGCCGCTGGCATAGCGTTTGACCAGCTGGAAGGCCGTTGTGTCGCCGTCGCCCGTCCCCAGCACCTGATCCGCCGGCGAGGGTTCGGCCGCCGGCGCGCAGGAGCGGTTGTCCAGCGGATCGCGGAAGCGGAAACCGTGCAGCCGGCCGCGCCGGGCCTCGAAGAAGGCGATCAGCGTCGCGATATCGTCCAGCGAGGCGATGCCGGGCCCGGCATCCCAGCGGCGGCGCGAGCTCGCCCGCGGCGCGTTGCGCTCCTCGCGGCCGGAAACCAGCGTGACCACTTCGGTCAGCCGCTCCGGCCCTCCCGACGCGCCCAGCGCGATGGCGAAGGGAAAGCGGATCTCGTGAAAGGCGCTCATGACCAGCGGCTCCCCTTGGCCACGGCCCGCGCCAGCGCGCGCGCGATCCGGGTCTGCGACTGTTCCAGCGCACGCACATCGCCGCCCGGCGGCAGGGTGAGATTGATGGTGACGTTCGGCGCGCCCGCCGGACCGACATGGCCGGCCGAAGCCGGCGTGAAAAGCTCCGGCCCGCGTTCGCCGACCAGATAGCTGCCACCGGGCGTGACCGGACCCCCGCCGGCACGCGCGCCGAACAGGTCGAGGCCGGACAGCACATTGTCGATGGCGCCGGAGAGCGGCCGTTCGATCAGCTGCTGGGCCGCCAGCCGGGCCAGATCGAGCAGGATCGCCTCGGTCATGCGGTTGAAACTGGTCTCGCCGGATTGCGCCGCCCGGCCGAGCGCCTGCTCGATGGTCTCGCCGGTGCGTTCGAAGGCGGCGGAAATGGCGTCGGCGGCCTGACGGGCCGGCCCGTCGGCGAGGTTTTCCAGCGCCTCGCCAGCCGTATCGGAAAAATCGGTCATGTCATCGGTCCGGATAGCGTTTGATGAGGGTGTCGAGGGCGGCGCGGTCCAGAACGGGCCCGGCACCGCCGGTCAGGGCGCGCCACTCGACCAGGCTGAGCCGCCAGAAAGTGTCCGGCACGAGACCGAGCCTCAGCGCCAGGCGCAGAGCGGCCGGCCAGTCCATGGTCCGGCTCACCGGCCGGCCCGCTCGAAGCATGCGGCGACAGCCGCCGCGGCGGTCTCGATATCGATGGGCAGGGCGCGGATCTCGCGCGCGTCCAGCGCCGATCCGCCGCCGCGCAGCAGCGCGCCGAGCACATCGACGAGCCGTGTCGCCGTCATCGGCGTCTCGCCGGCACAGATCGCCTCGATCTCGGCCAGCGCCCCCAGCGTCAGGCAGAGGACATGCGTCTCGCCGCCCACCACGAGCTCCACCTCGCCGCGTTGCGGATTGGCCATCAGAGCGCCTCGAAGACCAGCGCGCCGGCCGAGGCCAGCGTCATCGCCCAGGCCGCCTCGCCGTCATGCCGGCCGGAATAATCCAGGCTGGCGACCAGGAAGGGCCCGGTGATCGTGCCGAAATCCGGGATGACCAGCTGCCAGTCCCGTGTGGCCTGGTCGAAAAAGGCCTGGCGCACCTGCGCATCGGCCGCCGCATCGACGAAAACGCCCGCGCCGGACACGGTGCACGATTTCACCCCCGCCCCGGCCAGCAGTTCGCGCCAGCCGTCCGTGCTGTCGGCATGGGTCACGTCGATGGTTTTCGCATTCAGCGAGATTGTTTTCATGCGCAGGCCTGCGGCGGCGGCAAAGGCCGGCGGCTCGCCGCCATCGCCGATCCGCACGAGCATGTCGCGCCCGGATTGGAGGGTCATGGACTGTCTCCCAGGACAATAAAGTGAATTCCCCCGGACGTGTTCCGGGGCCTCGTTGAGGCGACCGGCTGGCCCGGCCGGCAGGCCCCGGAACAAGTCCGGGGAAAACAGGTTTCAGGACTTCACCCCACCCGCCCCATCACCGCCTTCAGCCGCACCAGGCCGCGCCGCACGCGGCGGTCGCGGGTGGTGAAGACGTCGCAATAGGCGGGCAGCAGCGAAAGAAGCGTCCAGGGCTCCGGCAGGTCGATGTCGAGATCGGTCAGCGCCGTGCGGAGCGCGCCGACAATGGGCGACGGATCGGCGTCGCGGCACCAGATCTCCAGCGTCAGACGATGCTCCAGCAGCGTGACGCCGTCCGCCCCGCCCTCGACCGTCTCGCCCCGGCCCCAGCTGGCATTAGGGTAGACGGCGCGCGTGTCGCGCGTATCCGACAGCCGCACCGGATCGCCCAGCACCGCCTGGATGGCGGGATCGGCCCGGAGCGCCGCCTCCAGCGCCGCGCGCAGATCGGCTTCCGGCGCGCTCACAGCGTCACCGTGCGGTAGGGCGCGATCAGGCTGTCGGCGACCGGCGGCAGGGCCGGGCCGCCCTCGGCCATCGCCTTGACCAGCTGCAGGATCGCCTCGCGCAGCGGCGCCGGCACATCGGACGGCTGGTCGCCATAACCGGCGCGGAAGCGGATCTCGATACCGCCGACAGCGCGACCCGGCTCGGGCCAGACCGTGTCCGGCTTCAGCGCGATGCGTCCGGGATCGGCCATCGTGTCCACGAAAAACGCCGCCGGATCGTGATCCGACGGCGCACCGTCCGCATCGTATGAGGTGACCGCCTCCAGGGCGATCAGGGGCGGTCTGGGCAATCGGAACTGCGTCCCGAAGGCGAGAAGCCGCCCGTCCCCGTCCCACCGGTCGCGCCGTTCCACCCAGGTCTGGGAGAGAAGCGCCCGCCCGGTATCCCGCTCGACGCGTTCGCGGGCGGCCTGTATCCACTGGTTGATCGTATCGTCATGCACGTCGGTGCCGACCCGCAGGCGGAGTTTGGCTTCGGCCAGCGCGACGGGCTCCGCGGATGGCGGTGTTAGGAGGGTGAGGGACATATCAATTCTCTCGCGGTCGAAACCTCCTTCTCCCAGGGGGAGAAGGTGCCCCGAAGGGGCGGATGAGGGGGAAATCCCGGTGCTGGCGCCTAGGACGCCAGGAGCGGTGTCTCCCCCCTCTCCCTCGATCCCTCTCCCAAGGGAGAGGGAGGTTAAAAAGGGCAGCGCCAGCACTTTTCTTCCCCGCGTAAGCGGGGAAGTGGGCCCTCCGTAGCTTTAGCGAAGGAGGGGTCGAAGGGGCCGGCGCGAAGCGCCGGAAGGGCGGCCGGGCCTGGCGCCGCCATTCCGCCGCTGACGCGGCGGCCCCTCCCCCGCTTCGCGGGTCCCCCTCCCCACTCGCATGGGGAGGAAAGCGCGCTAGCTCGTCCCGAACTTCAGCAGCTTGATGGCCTCGAAGTCCTGCACGCCGCCGCCGACGCGTTTGGTGGTGTAGAAGAGGACGTAGGGTTTGGCCGAATAGGGATCGCGCAGCACTTCCACGCCCTGGCGGTCGACGACGAGATAGCCCTTCTCGAAATCCCCGAAGGCGATGGCATAGGCGTCCGAGCCGATATCGGGCATGTCCTCCGCCTCGGTGACGGGATAGCCCAGCAGGGTGGACGTGCCGGCCTCGGAGAGCGAGGGCTGCCAGAGATAATTGCCGTCGGCGTCCTTGAAGCGGCGCACGGCGGAAACGGTCTGGCGGTTCATCACGAAGCGGCCGCGGGCGCGATAGCCGGTCTTCGGCGCATAGACGAGATCGATCAGCGCGTCGGCCGGATCGTCGGCGTCGAATGCGCCATCGGTGCCGGTGGCGACATAGCCCATCTCACCCCAGGCCTGATTGCCTTCGGCGGCCTTGGTGTAGTTCAGGAAACCGCGCGGCTTGTTGGTGCCATTGCCGGAGACGAAGGCCGCGCCTTCCTGGACGGCGAAGACGTCCCGCACCTCCTCGGCCAGCCATTGCTCGATATCCACCATGGCGTCGTCGAGCAATTGCTGGGTGGCGGCCGGCATGGCGTAGAGCTCGGCGCAGGGAAAATCGATGAGATCCAGCGTCGGACTGTCGGTCTCCGGCCGCGCGGCGGTTTCCGCGACCCAGCCGGTGGCGGCACCGCCTTTCGAGACCGGCTTGCGGAAAATGCCCGCCGAGGTCTGGCGCACCGAGGCGATGGCGCGGATCGGCGAGGCCTCGGTCAAGAGGCGATCGATGCGCGCCTCGGTCTCCGCCGGCACGACATAGCCGCCATCGGCGTCGGTGCCCGCGCTGGCCGACTTGGCCTCGTTGAGCCCGGCCGCATCGCCGCGGCGCATATAGTCGGACCAGGCGGCCGAACCGGCGTTCGCGGCCCCGCCCTCCAGGCCCGGCCGGGCCTGGTCGAGCAGGAGGCGGTCGAGGGCGGATTTCTGCTGGGTCAGCGCCGCGTCGATACGGCCGACCTTGTCCTCCAGCAGCACGTCGGCCGAGGCCTTGGCGTCGATCTCGTCGAGCCGGGCGTCATTGGCGTCCTTGAAGGCCTCGAACGCGGCCAGCACCTCGCCCAGCGCGGCCCGGGTTTCCGCCGAGACCGGCGTCATCTTGGTTTCCTTGGTCATGGAGTTTCCCTTGTGGTTGAGAGGGGTCAGGCGGCCATGGCGGGCCGGACGAGCCGCAGGCGCGCCTGCGGCAGCATGGGAAAGGTCACGATGGAGACCTCCCAGAGATCGATGTCGAAGAGATCGCGGCCGCGCGGCCGGCGGGCGGCAGAGCGGCGGGTGCGAAAACCGATGGAGAGCCCGTTCACCGCACCGCGCGCGACCAGCCCGGCCGCCGTGCGTCCGCGCGGCCCGTCGGCCAGGATCTCGCCGGTGACGAACAGCCCGCGCTTGTCCTCGCGCAGCCCGGTCCACACGCCGACCGGTTCGGCCGGATCGTGCTGGAACAGCATGGGCACGGATGTCTTCGCCCGCAGCGACCGGGCAAACGCCCCGCGATGCACGACATCGCCGGCCAGGTCCGCCAGCCCGAACAGGCTGGCATGACCCTCGATCAGGAGGGGTTGGGGCATGTGTGGGTTTCCTTGAATACAAAGCGCACTTTTCCCGGCCGGAGGCCTGCGGAAGCAGGCTGTAGAGCCGGGACCAACCGGGCTTCGATCACGCGCGCTGGCCGGTCCGTGGGTCCCGGATAGCGCTGACGCGCTTCCGGGAAAAATGGTGTGGGAGGAGAAGGGGTTCGGCGCCTCGCCTATTCCTCCATCCGGCGTTCGATGCGCACCAGGCTCTCCCGCGCCAGGCGCATTTCCGCTTCCAGCCTCGCCAGGCGTTCGGCCAGCGGTTCGGCGCGGGAATTGTCGCGTTCCAGCTGGTCGAGGCGTTCGGCGACGCGGCCGGACCAGATCAGCGCGCCGGCGCTCTGCAGGCCGATGGCCAGGAGCACGCCGGCGGTGACCTGGCGCTGCAGCGTCCAGCGGGGGATGTCGGTCATGGGTTGGCCTCCTGCGGATCGGACGTCTCCGCCTCGATGGTCAGGCTTTCGCCGAACCAGGGCTGCAGCCACACCGCCAGCGCCCGCGCCGTCTTGTGCGCCAGCGGCGTCACGGTCTGGCGCACAAAGGCGAGATTGGCTTCGCGATAGTTCGAATAGGTGTTGTCGCCCGGCAGGCCGAGAATGAGCGGCGGCACGCCGAAGGCCAGCGCGATCTCGCGCGCCGCCTCGCGCCGGGCCTCGATGAAATCCATCTCCGCCGGGCTCATCGCCATCGGCTTCCAGTCCAGACCGCCTTCCAGCAGCAGCGGCCGGCCGGCATTGGCGGCGCCGGTATGGGCGTTGGCCAGCTCGCCCTTCAAACGGTCGAACTGGTCCTCGGTGAGATGGCCGTCGGCGCCGTTGAAGACCAGCGCACCGGAGGGCCGCGCCGCATTGTCCAACAGGGCCCGCGCCCAGTCGGCCCCGGCCGTGTGCAGTTCCACGGCGCGGCCGGCCGGTTCCAGCGGCGAGAGACCGTAATGATCGTCGGCCGGATGGAAGAGTCGCATGTGGAAAACCTGTGAACGGCCGGTGGCCCGGTCGCGCTCGAAACGGCGCTTATGGCTGCCGGCGCTGTATTCCCAGCCCGTCGGCCAGCCGGCCTGATCGGCCAGCACACGCATGCGATCCGGGCGCAGGATGAAGAGCTCGCGCGGGGTCTCGTCCAGCGTGGCGAGCTCGAGATAGGCATTGCCCGCCAGTTGTAGATAACCGTAGAGACTTTCCCACAGCTCGGGCCCGGACGTGTCGGGATTGGGCCGTTCCAGCAGGCTCTGGACGGCCGGGTCGGAGGCGCGGAAGGGCACGCTGGCCGCGGCCTCGGCAATCAGCCGCACGCAGCGATTGGCGATGGCATTGCGCGCATAGCCCGCCTCGATCAGCGCCGGCAGCGCCCGCGGCACCCAGCGCGACACCCGCCCCGCCGCCAGCGAGACCAGCCGGCTGGTCACAGCCGTCTTCACATCCCGGCCCATGAGCCGGGAAAACCAGTTGGACATGACGTGTCCTTTCGTTTGCGATCAAAGGGCTCGCCCCGCTTGCGGGGGAGCTGTCCGCGAAGCGGACTGAGGGGGCGACGCGAAGCGGCGCAGAGCGCGCCAGCGCGCACTGACCCCCATCGTCTTGCTGCGCGCGCCACTTCCCCCGCTTCGCAGGGGAAGCCTTGGCGGTGCTACATCCACCGCATGCGCGGCGCGCCGCGGGAGCCGACCAGCAGATCCGTCAGAGCCCAGACCAGGGCATCCACCCGGTCCGGGCTGGCTCCGCCGCCGTCCGGCGCGCCGAAGGCGCACATCTGGTCTTCCAGGCCGGCGAAGCGGCCGGCATGTTTCACCCGGCCGGCGGCATAGAGCGCGGCGACCGGTTCGGCGCGGACATGCTTGCCGCGCGTCGCGTGGACGAGGCGCACCGGCAGGGCGGCCTCGGCGGCCTGCAGCACGGAGCGCACCATCTCCCCGCCCTGATTGGCCTCGGCGATGACGCTGTCGGCGGCGAAGCTCTCGAAGGCGGCGGCCACGCGGGCCGCCCAGTCCGCCGGCATGGCGGGACCGAAGGAGAGATCGGCCAGCACGAAACCGCGCCGCTCCGCCCCTTCGCCGCGCGCGCCGGCGACCACGATGCCGCACTCGTCGGACCGCGGACCGCCGGTGGCCGGCGGATCCACGGCCACGACGATGCGGTCGAGATCCGGCACGCTTTCGCAAAAGCAGGTCTCCACCTGGCCGCGCGTCCACAGCGCGCCGGGCGGATCGTCGATCAGGATGCCCTCGATCTCCTGGCGCCCCAGCGCGGACCCGCCATAGGCGGCATTCATCGCGTCGAGAAAGCCCGGCGCCAGATTGTCGGCATTCTGCGCGGTCGGCTGATGGCTCAGCGCGACGCCCGCCTGTTTCACCAGGCGCTTGACCGCCGGGATGGGCCGCGGCGTGGTGGTCAGCATCAGGCGCGGATAATCGCCCAGGCGCAGCCCCATGCGCAGCGTGTCGATAACGCGCTGCGGGCTCGTCCACGCCGCCACTTCATCGCCCCAGGCAAATTCGAATTGCGGCCCGCGCAGCCCGTCGGCATCTTCCGCGGAGAAGGCATAGCCCACCGCCCCGCCGGGCCAGACCACGCGCTTGCGGCTGGCCTCGTAGCGCGGACGGTGTTCGGCGGGGCCGATATTCATCAGCCCGGACGGCCCCTCGATCAT